TGCTTGGTCCGATGTAGGAAGTTCCCTCCCCTTTTTCGCGGTCGGTCACAGCACGCATGATGTCGCCCTGCACCCGCATCTTAGATGCAGCAGCCAGGGCTTGCAGCCGATACTTTTCTTTGTCGGCACCAGATGCAGCCCTCATTTTTGCGATTGCATCAGATCGCTGCTCGGCGGCGGCATCGCGCTTATCCTTTGCGCCAGCGTGATCCGTTGCACTCTGGGTTTCCTCCTTCATAACCGCACTGAGCCGCTTAACTTTCGCAATAGCTCGTTGATGGGCTTTGGACCCCTTTTTGGTGATTGCCTTTGCCGCAGTTAACGCCGCTTTGCGATCTTGTTTTGCCTTAGCTTTCTGAGCTGCTGTTGCCATGTTAAATCTCTTTTGTCAAAATATGATATGAACATTTCCAATCTGGTAATGCCCTTAACCAACCTTTTCTGCCCCATGCCTCGATACTGGAGCAGCCTGTCTGCTTTGCGAATTCTTCAACCATAGGAAAGTGCTTCATCCACCGCGCCATGCCTTCGCCACCGATAGATAAGATTCTCAAAACCTTCTTGCGTGGGTACGGAATAATCTGCGTCACCATCGCTGCGGTGACAGTACGATCTTCAACCGAGAACCAGAGCTGCATCTCGCCCTTAATTAATTCGGGCAACATATCCTCTGGTTCCATCTCGCCTTCGGAGTGCGGGACGGCTTTTTTTAAGTGGTCCACCACAAGCGGCCAGAAAACTTCAACCTCATCTGGGCGAGTAATAAATGCCCTACAGTTGGTTCCAGTTTGAGCCGTCAAACCAGTAGATTCCCGCGCCGCTGCCAGGGTCCCAGGAGGTTCCATCAGCGTAGGCGAGTTGACCGTTTCTAGGTTTGTCTGGTTCAGCAAAAGCCTCCTCCAATCTCAGTTGCGATAAGTTAAAAACAACCTCTCCTAATCGGTTTAACTCGTTGGTCAGATAAATTCCTAAATCCTCTACCTTTGTCGGTGGTGGACCCGGCTGATAACGGGTTACGGATTTCCATTTTTTACTGTCAGCTATAGCCACGGCTGCCCCGTCGGCCTGCGTCCTCTACTTCAAACGCCAGCCCTGAAAGTTTCCAATGGGTGTCTGCCGTGCTTTCGATTTTCACACCGTATAATTTCCCTGTTGCACGACACGAAACTTTAGACATGGTATCGGGGTTAAAGGTAAACGGTCCTTTCCAACTTACGGCCTCTTCCGTGGACATTTGCGTACCCACATAAATACTGACCGTGTCCTGATTGAGCACTTCCATCTTCGGCCAAATGGCTTTTATTCTTTTCACTGTGGTTTGGTCTGGCGAGCCTTGTGCGGTCATCGCCAAACCAGTGCGTTCAATGAATGCAGTCATGTCGGTGGTGTCTTCTTGGTTGCCTGACCTGTCCCGAAATAGTTTCGTGGTGATTGGCGCGGCGAAAACAAGTGCATCCTCGAACTTGTCAAAACTCATCGCCCAGCGACCATCTGCTGTGGTCCAAGTGGGCGCTGCCGCAGTCCATGTGGTGAACCCGGTGGGGTCATCCACCACACCAGGGGTGATGTGGGAGAGCTGTGGTAGGTCGCGGGTGGTGAATGATTTTGTGATGTAGTTGAAAACCACGGCCCTGTCCACCTGCGTGTTGGATGAATCTGCCGACACAAAACAAGCCAGTATTTCGTTTCTGCCGTGATCGGCGACTACGAATGATCGCTGTGCAGCCTCACCATCAATCATGTTAAACATCCAATCGCGCAGCTCAGATGGCAGAATGGGAAGCACACGCTGTCCATCATTTGTGTAAAGGTCGTCAACGCCCAGAATAAAATGCCCTCCTGGGTACTCGCAGACGCAATTCTTTGCCATGATCCCGACAGGGGCGACCTTGCGGAATGAGAAAATAAATGGCGTACCAACGTAAGACATCTGGTATACAGACCCAGAGGTGTATATCTGGAATGTGTCACCGAGTTGTAATCCGTCGCGGATTAATTCCCCGGCGGCATCCAGCAAAGGGTACTCGCCCGAGTCGTTCGTACTAGAACTTTCATTCCATGAGCTGGGTACTGTTTGTGTCGCAGCTTCGGTAGACCATTTCACCAGAGTTGGATAATTGACAGACGACTTGGTGACGTTGAGCGATACCAGGAAACTCTTAAACGACCTCATCACCGCGCATTCGGTCGAGGCAGGCCAGTTGGTTAAATCTGCCATTTTTGTCGAGGTGACAGGCAGTCCTGATGTAAGCGCCCAGAACTGGGGATCATCGTTCGGATTCACCATGATGAGAATCCCGCCCAAAATGGTAGAGGACCAACCCTCCGCTGCGGTTGCGGAATAGTCCACATCGCTTCCGGCAGTCTGCCTCGTTATATTAGTCCAGGAAGTTCCATCGTGGACGTAAATCTTTGCCGTGCCACCGACAATAAAATACTTACTGCTCCCGGCCTCCAGGTAAGTAATGTAGTAGGGGGCAACCGGGCAGGATGCCATCACTTCGGCGTATCCGGGGATCTTTTCAATCGACCCGTGCCAGGCCCTTACGTTGTTTCCGTCTGACCAGGCGTTTTGGGGCAACAGCGACGGTGGCATATCCTTCCAGATACCCAGCTCGCCAACATTTTCCATCGCCACTAAAGCCATTAAATGTACCTAACGTGATATTCGTCTACTTCTGCATCAGGAGCGGTAGGCCAGCCCCAGTTGGTTTTATCCACAGTCCTGTCAACCGTTTCAGTTTCTGGGCCGATTGTTTCCACACCATCATCATAGGTTGACAGGTATCGTTCTTCCTGTATCGGATGGTTCTGGAAGTTACGCACTGCGTCTACAGATGCGAATGCCTCTACCCCAGACTCAAGGGAATTGCCGTGAGCGCGTACCTCGTTACGGTATGTGATCCATTCGTCCGATAGGTCAGTACCACCGTCTGATGCTCTTATCACTCTCCAATCTGAAGAGGACAGGAGTGAGCCAACGTGTGTGCTGATCTTAGAAATCAGTTGTGTCTTGAGTTGCTCTACGTCTTTCTCTTTTGACTCGTAGGAGATCACCCACTCGCCATCAGTGAAGGTGTAGGACTCTCTGCCAGTGTTCCAATAACGGCTGTCAGGCACTTCTACCCTTGCTGGTGCAATACCTATTGCCAGTAGTTCTGGCTTAGTCCATTTACGGAAGATGCTGGATGGGTGTTGTATGCCGTTCACGGTTATGCCGCGAGGCGTTTTAATTGTTCCAAATTGTTCTGAGTACCACATAATTACCTCGCGTTTGAGTATTTGAATGGTGATTCGGCAAAGGCTAAATAGATGTAAGTGCCGCTAGAATTGTTACCAAAATTCACCGCGCCTCTCCACTTAAATCCATTTGAAAGAAAGTCCACGATTGCAGTCGAGTGTGTTGCTTCCGCTTGAGCATCATCTGCTATCAAATATTTAGCCCGGACATTAAAAGTGTCTCTTGCGGAGTCGTAGATTGCCCAGTTGTCAGCAGTGTCAGTTCTCTTTACCATAATGTAAGCGGGAGCCATGCCGGTATAAATAAAACTTCCGTCTGCATTCCCATTCCCTTCATACGATCCTACCTTGCTGTAGCCTTCTACTGAATGGAAACAGTAGGTGATTATGGGCTGTGTATCATTGAAACCATCGCCAACCGTAAATACTGATGACGATGGAGAGGCATCATTAAAGACGGTGGAAGAAGTATTCTCAGCGGCATCGCTGTTCAAACGTAGATATTTCGTCCAACCTATAGGATCAGCACCATTTATCCAACTTTCATCAGCACCATCTCTATCCTTGATAATAATTAGTTCCGGTTTTTGTGAGAGGCCATGCCCAATGGTATCTATAGCACCTTCAGCAGTCCACGATACTATCGAAAACCCCGCATCCGTATTTGCACTAACAGATGACGTTATAGACCCATCAGTATTGGATACAGCAGTGCCACCGGCAAGCCAGTTCCATGAGACATAATTCTCTGTACTGGTATTAACTACAACATCATCACCTACAGTAAATCCATCAGAATCTAGGGATGCTACAAAGGTGCTGTCATCTACTTCTGGGCCTGTATCATTGGAAACAAGATAGTTAGTTGCGCCACGAACTGAGTCTACCAATGTATGATCATCTGCCTCATCTCTATTCTTTATCCAAGTGAAGTCTGGCTGGAACCCAACACCAGTTACCGCTAGTGTGGTAGCACCATCACCAGTGTAGAGTTTGGTGTTGAAGTGATCTGTAGGTAAAGCAATCTCAGGTGCGGAGAGATTTGAGGTGCATAAGGCCAAAAAATCGGTAGGTGGTTCGTAATAGAAGTCACCTATGGAGTTACTGTCTTGGTTGCCTTGTGCTGTTTTGTTTCCAGCGAATGAGGAGTCTTGACCAAAATTAGTTACAATTGTCGTACCGGTGGCGAAAGGTGAAAACGATGGAAGATAAGTTGCGGTTAGTCCTGTCGCTGCCACACCTTGAGTCGCATTATTCTTATAGAATGTAAGAGTACCGGCATCCATGTCTAGGGCAACTGCCATAATATCGCCGGTTGTATAGGTTGCACCCCAATCGTCCTCATCAGTGCTTGGGCTTGTATAAAGTGAGCCGTTTTGATGATACCCGTAACCCGTAGTAGTGCCACCTCCGGGATAACCCTCTTGATCGGATACGTTTGCTTCCATAATGCCATTAACCGTATTACCTGAAAGAGCAGTTAGGGTAAATTCCCAATACCACTTACCTGACGACATACCTATAGTACCCGGATTTGGCCACCATGTAGCAGTGCCAGTTGTTTGTAGATTTCCTTCGCTTAATGTGCTGGAAGGGCCAAGAGGATTCATCGTACAGAAGTTATTAGTCGGACTATCAACCATCTGATCTGTAGCAACCAGATTGGTTACAGAGAAATCGTTTTCATTCCCAGAACTATCTGCGCCTAGTCCACCATCAAAGTCTGAGTGGATCAGGAGTTTAGTGTTTGAATCTGCGGTGAATGGGGTTGGGTTGGCAATGGTTCCACCATCTTGGCCGAAAGTGGTGAATGAACTTGTGTACCTCGCGGTATCGGAGATTCTTATCTCGTCTAGGTAGCCAGTAAGATAAGAGGCACTTGCCCCATTTTGACCAATATAAAGCAGCCCAGAAAGATCATCCGTACTTGAATCATTAACTGTATTGTCGAGCGCAGTACCGTCAAGGTACATGGTGTAATCGTCAGATTCCTTGACCAGCGCAACATGATGCCAGTCAGTGTCTGTGATTTCACCTGACCCACCAGAGGCATAACCACTATAAATCCACCAACCGCCGCCGTTCCTTATTCCAAATGAAAGACCATTATCAGACCCTGCTCCATCGTGAGTAATCTCCCATTTGTTTGTACTGTCCTCATACTGTCCGAATAAATGCTCTGCTTGGGAGTGGTTGTCAAGTTTTACCCAAGTTTCCGTAGTCCAATCTCCTGAGCCAAATATGTTCCAGTCAGATGAATCAGCAAGACTTAAATAATCCCCAGTACCATCAAACTTAATAGAACTGTCACCAATCTTGCTCTGCGCTCTTGAGTTGGCTACATCACCGTTGCGGTTAATGGTGTGATCAGAAGAACTACTATCCGTAAAACTAGTCGCTAGTTCCGTGGCTGAGTATTTCTGGTAGAACCCGTTAGTGCCGAATGTCAGATCAGATGCGTCTATGGGTTTCCATTGGTTAGTAGCGGTATCTGTTTCACCAAAGGATGATGCGGCTAACTTCGTGCCATCTATTAAATACACTTCAGCAAGATAGTCATCTAAGTAGCCAGATGAACCAGTAGATGATTTTCCTATTACCTGTGCAACAGCATCATCAATGCCACCTTCAAAATCCTGATCTGGATACGCCTCAGTAGAGAAGGCTGTGATTTTTTCTCCATTTACATACAATCCAACATCGCTAGAACCGGGTGTTGTTGGGGTAGTATCTACAAATGCGACGATGTGCATCCATGCACCGGGATCACGATATACTGCGCTAGTGGTTAAATTCCATTCCTGATTTCCAGCGCCATCATGTGAGTAGAATTCAAGGTAATCACTTGTATTAAATCTAAGTCTAGTCTCACCACCGCCACCACCCGATACACCAGCAGCAAGTATAGATTGGTAAGCACCAAACCCACTTGCTCTCTTTATCCAACAACTAAAAGTCCAAGTTTTCCTGTTACTAGCACTACCGGGAGTCCTACTCAAATAAGCAGAATCACCATCATCAAACCGCAACGACTGATCAATCGTGTAGGCTTCTGCCGCAGACTTGGCTAGTCCTGTTTGAAGTACGGGCATTTAACTTAGGGCTTCACTTGCTGAAACATATACTGAGGTTCCATCGCTGTAGTAAGAAACTAAATATGTTCCTGCCGTGGATACATCCCAAGATGCGCCTTTCTTAACTTCACTCCCAAGGGAGATCGTGTAAGCGGAGGGATTTATCAATGTGATGAACCCTGCCTGTCCAGCGGTTTCGTTGGAGAATTCAAGAGTGTCAGCGGCTCCCGGTGTGTACTGAAAGTTGTTGGCAGTATCTAAATCAAGAGTGCCATCTGTAACTGTGGAGGGAGTACCACGCTGAGTACCCGCCCATGATTGGTCTACGTCTGTTTTGGCTGTGTCTGCGTCATAGGCTTGTACATCCGTGTCAATGACAAGTCCTAGATTTGTTCTCGCAGATGAGGCACTGGAGGCTCCAGTCCCGCCATGCAACACAGCAACATCAGTGGCCTCCCAAGAACCGGCTGATACCGTACCTACCGTAGCGATACTGGCGTTACCAGTGGTGGCTGATTTCCCGTCTAACTGTGTTTGGGCGTTAGAGGATAGAGTGCCGATGTATTGGAATTCCGTGTCTGAAACAGAACCGTCTGCTAACTTGCTGGCATCTATACCGGCTGATCCAGATATCCCGGCATTAACAATCTGTTTCCAATCCACGCCATTAGTTGCGCTGGAATCT